CATGGAATACAATAGAATACTCAAGCAAAAAGCACCTTTGTACATAGAAGTTCCTTGTCCACAGCAGCCTGCCAAGCACGAAATGGCCAAGGGAGTATACAGCATTCTCACATTAGAAATGTGGGCAGCATTGTTTTTCAAATCGGGATTTGATCTAGAACAAAATCAAGTCATGACCCTTGAGTACAACAGAAAAGATACCGACGAAAAAATACAGGATCAGCACTACGCATTTTTACTGCGTAAAAAACGCCCGATGGATATCAAATAATCCAGTGCTAAATACTGGATGATGTTTGATCCTTATACCGCTGCGAAACTTCAAAAAAAAGTAGAACTTACCCCGGTTGATACCAGCCTGGCTGACATCAAGCGTCTCGCGGGCCTGGATCAGCCAGTGTCCAGCAATGATTGCTCGGCGGTCAAACCAGATCTAGCAGCAGACCTAAGACGCGTTGAACGCGAGCGCAACATCAAACCTGGTACCAAAGAATGGTTCAAACTTTGGTTTGCCAAACCCACACTCACCGGCGAAAGGCACTACGATGAAAGCCAGTGAGTTCTTGCCAAAAAACATGAAACTGTTTCGGGTGCGTGTTAAAATCAAACAAGTGGGACATACACAGATGATAGACACCACCATCACTGCGCCCAATGCCAATCTTGCCCGACGCTTGGTTCGTGACCAGTTTGGTCATACTGCCTTGGTGGGCAATGTACAGGAAGTCAAATGAGAGCTAGCGAATTACAGCCTAAACCACATCTGTATCTTGACATGGACGGCGTGCAGGCCGACTTTTTCCTGCAGTGGGCCAAGATGTTTGGATTCAAAAATTATCGAGACATGGGCGATGTGGCCGCACAAACAGCCAACATCATGAAACTGGTTGACAAAGGCGACGAGTTCGTAGAAGAATTTTTTGCCACCTTGCCCATGCTACGCGGTGGTGCAAAACTCTTGTCATGGTTACATCAACACAAAATACCTTACACAATCTTGTCGGCACCATTGCGCATGAGACACGAAGCCAGCACAGCAGGCAAGCGCCGCTGGTTAGATCAACACACGCCAGGTGTCAGCCAAGACGCAATATTCACTTCAGACAAACACCGGTATGCCATGAAGGGCGGCAGACCCAATGTGTTGGTAGATGACCACGGTGAAAAAATAGCCAAATGGCAGGCCAAAGGCGGCATAGGTATCAAGCACGACGACGCCACCACCGACAGCACCATTGAACAACTGTCAAAGATCTATTTGCAGTGATAGATCTTTGGTAGTAAATACCTACATGAGTAAAAACACAGTAGAGATAATCAAGAGCCCTTACGTTCGCAGCCATTGGTCATTGGATCAACAGGCGGAACTGGCCACTTGTATGGATCCTGTGGATGGTTATCTTTACTTTATGGATAACTTTTTTTACATACAGCATCCGGTAAAAGGCAAGATACAGTATCATCCCTGGGAATATCAACAACGCCTGATCCACAACTATCACAACTATAGATTCAGTATCAGCCTCATGCCTCGCCAGACTGGTAAATCCACTTCGGCCGCAGGTTATCTATTATGGTATGCCATGTTTGTGCCAGACTCAACTATATTGATAGCAGCACACAAGTATCTAGGCGCACAGGAGATCATGCAGCGCATACGTTTTGCCTACGAAGCCTGCCCCAATCATATCCGTGCCGGTGCTACCAGTTACAACAAAGGCAGCATAGATTTTGACAACGGCAGTAGGATAGTAGCACAGACCACAACAGAAAACACAGGCCGAGGTATGTCAATCTCCTTGCTGTACGCAGACGAGTTTGCATTCGTGAGACCCAGTATCGCGCAGGAATTTTGGACATCCATATCCCCCACGCTGAGCACAGGTGGTAAAGCCATTATAACATCAACCCCTAACTCTGATGAGGATCAGTTTGCTCTGCTGTGGAAGGGCGCTAACAAAACAGTCGACGAGTTTGGCAACCAGACTGATCTTGGCGTCAACGGATTCAAGGCATATCAAGCAAATTGGCGTGAGCATCCTGAGCGCGGTGATGAGTACGAAGAACAGATGCGCAGCCAACTGGGCGAAGATCGATTCCGCAGAGAGATCTTGTGTGAATTTGTCATTGCCGACGAAACACTGATCAATGCCAACACACTGTTTGAACTGGAGGGTCAAGAGCCTGTGTTCAAACACGGACAGGTTCGCTGGTATCAACAGCCTGTAAAAGGCAAAACATATGTGATAGGACTGGATCCCAGCCTGGGCACCGGTGGTGATGCTGCTGCCATACAGGTGTTTGAAGCCAACACCACCAGCCAGGTGGCAGAATGGCGCCATAACAAAACAGTCATACCCGATCAGGTCAAGATCATAGCAGAAATCTGCAGATACATCGAAGGCATCACCAAGGAACCGCAGAACATTTACTACACAGTGGAAAACAACACCATTGGTGAAGCAGCCTTGATCAGTCTTAGGGATTTTGGTGAGGAGAACATACCCGGCAGTTTCATGCACGAACCTGGGAAAAAACGCCGCGGATTCAATACCACGCACAGCACCAAAATCACAGCCTGCGCCAAACTCAAACACTTGCTGGAATCTCGGCGTATGAAACTACACAGCCGCCCTCTTATATCGGAACTGAAAGTGTTTGTGGCTTCGGGCAACAGTTACAAGGCCAAACCCGGCGATACCGACGATTTGGTCATGTCAACCATACTGTGTGTAAGAGCCATGGACGTAATACAGAGTTTTGACGCAGAAATAAGCCAGCACTGGCGCGATCACGACGAAATAATACAGCCCATGCCCTTTATAGCCATCATGTGATTTTAATAAATACAATATGCCCCAAACCAAAGACAACATAGCCCAACAATTGTACAACCTGCTCACAGCCAAAGGTTTTGATGTCAAAAGCCTCAACAACACTGGAAATCAAGACGCGGCCATACAAGACAGCGATATATTCAGTTTTGACTTTGAGCACAACGGCACCAACTATGGCTCCGTGGTCATAATCTTAAGTCCAGATCTCAGCATAGAATTGCTGGTCACAGATGCCATTGGCAAACACATGGACAACGATTCGGGCGCTAGAGATGCTTGGTTTGCTTTCATGCAAGAATTACGCAACTTTGCAAGACGCAAAAGCCCAGACTTTAAAATATCAGATGCCAGCCAACTGCCGTATCGTTTGAAACGTGCAGAGTCTGCCAACCTGGCAGAAGGACGCTATTGGGGCAGCAAACACATCAGCCGCACCACTGGTCCACAGAAGACCAAACTGAGAATACGTCACAACCGTGACATCAACGAAGGTGATGCTAGATTTCGACACATACAAGAACTTTTTATAGAAACTGCAGATGAACAGAGATTCAAACTGCCCTTTACCAGTTTGGTAGGAGGTCGCGCCATGGCACGCCACTGTGCCGAAGGTGGCAATCCTTGGGATCCAGTGGGACAGAATATCACCAAGATGGTGAAAGAGTGTGCGGTCATGGGCAATTTCCTGCGCAGAGTATCTGCAGGCAACTGGGCCAACACGCCACAGATTGAACTGGTAGAAGCCGCACGCCGTCATTATCAAGAACAGAGAAAACGTCTAAAGAGCCTGGCAGGTCGTCGAGGCTATCAAACTCACGTGAGTAATTTTGATTCATCCTCTGATGTTGCTGTGACTGAGAGCACGGTACAGGCCATCAAAGAACTGTTTTGCCAAGCACCCAATCAAGAAATGGTAGCAGAAGTAGCACCAATACTGGGCACCATGGCCGAAGCTGACCAGTTTGAAGCCTGGGCTGATAGTTTGCTGGAAGGTACTTGGTCCTTGCCCAAAGACCAAGATGCCGAAGATCAACTGATTCAAATCATGAGCCAGCCCTTGAAACTGGGCGCCAATGCACAAAATGCCACAGGCAAGCTGTATGACTTGCTGGGCGATGATGTGCTGTTTGATATGTTGAGCGATGCTGCCGAATCTGATCCCGAAGCAGATGCCAGACCCATTATATTAAAGTGGATGCAGAATCAAGGTGCTGATCATGAATCGGTAGCACGAGTAGCCCAAAAGATATCTCGCACACAACAGATTGACACTAGAGGTGGCGCACCCAAGATCAAGAGCGTGGTTCGCGAGCCCGACGCACAACCGGATCCTGCAGCAGTACAACGAGAACTTTCAGGCGCGACACAACGCCAAGTTCCGCCAAATTCTGTTGGCTTCAAGCCTTAAAATTCTATCCTGACATAAATAAAATCGAACCCATGCTGGCATGATCGAGTCATAATTGTGCTGCATCGAAAGTGAACCGTTATGACAGATTTTGTAACTCTCGCGAACACCATTATCCGCGACTGGTGGTTGTTGATATTTTTCTTTTCTCTTGGTGGAATCTGGTGGCAGCTCAAGCACTGGTTCAATCAGGTCAATGCCAATATGGATTACGTGACCAAAGAACACGAAGCACAGAATCAAATCCTAGGCATCCTACACGAAAAAGTCATCAACATCGAACAAGACGTTTCCGAAATCAAAAGAGAACTATCCACAGTACACGAAGAAGTACACGAGCAAGAAGTCAAACTAGCTGTGCTAGAGCATCAAAAATCTCCTGTCAAACGACGCAAAGTCGCTTCTGCCTAATCTGGCAAAAAAACTACCAAAAAAATACACTTTGTCATTGACCTGACTAAATAATATTGTTACACTTGCAGAATGCTTGTGTATCTAGGCATAAACATAGACCAACTTAGGCAACGAAAGGACAAACCTACAATGGCAACATCAATGGCAGAAATTCGCGCCAAACTGCAGGCGCAAGAGAATCGTACACAAGGTTCTCAATCCGGTGGCGGTGATAATTCAATTTTCGCACACTGGAACTTAGAGGAAGGCAAATCCGCAGTCCTCAGATTCCTCCCAGACGCAAACTCCAAGAACACATTCTTCTGGATCGAACGAGCAATGATCAAATTGCCTTTCGCTGGCGTCAAAGGAGAAATGGATTCTAAACCCACAGTGGTCCAAGTACCTTGCGTGGAGATGTGGGGCGACTCGTGCCCAATCCTCGCAGAAGTACGTGGATGGTTCAAAGACCCTAGCCTGGAAGAAATGGGTCGTAAGTACTGGAAGAAACGTAGTTACATCTTCCAAGGCTTTGTACGCGAGTCAGAACTTGCAGAAGACAAACTTCCAGAAAACCCCATCCGGCGTTTCATCATCAGCCCGCAGATCTTTACCATCATCAAAGCGAGCTTGATGGATCCCGAGATTGAAGAACTGCCAACCGACTATGAGCGTGGCTTGGATTTCCGTGTTTCCAAGACCTCAAAAGGTGGTTATGCAGATTACAGCACCAGTAAATGGGCACGTAAGGAAACGTCACTGACGCAGGCCGAACTTGAAGCGATTGAGAAATTCGGTTTGTTTGACCTCTCCAGTTTCTTACCGAAGAAGCCAACCGATGTAGAGTTGAAGGTAATGAAGGATATGTTTGAGGCCAGCGTTGATGGCAAACCTTATGATCCCGACCGTTGGGGTGCTTACTTCCGCCCTGGTGGTATGGCGGCTCCGGCTGGTTCCCCGGCGCCATCTGCCCCAGAAGAAGCAAGCGCCACTTCTACCCCGGCCCCGGCCAAGGCAGCATCATCTTTTGACGAGGATGAAGACGCTGCTTCGGCGCCAGTGGCCAAACCCGCGCAGGCATCTGGTTCAAATGCCCAGGACATCCTGGCTATGATCCGCGCACGTCAGCAAAAGCAGTAATCACGACTCTTGACTGATAGCAGGGGTCACAGTATACTTGTACTGTACCCCTGCACCTTTACCAACAAGGATCAACAAAATGGCAAAAAAATCTATATCTAAAATCTCTGACAAATTGGCAAAAGTATCTGACAGTTTTACTGTACAGATGTATGACAACGGCTTTATGTTTGAAATCTCCGGACGCAACTCTGAAGAAGATTGGCGCAGTGTAAAAATACTTTGTAACACCCAAGAACAGTTGGTCTCGCTGATCAACGAAGCCACAGAAATCACGAGGGACGAATAATGGGCAAGCCCTTTGACATCAGCAAGTTCCGCAAGGACATTACCAAAAGCATTGAAGGGCTCAGCATTGGTTTCAATGATCCCACAGACTGGATCAGTACAGGAAACTTTGCGCTGAACTACTTGGTATCTGGCGATTTCCACAAAGGCATACCCTTGGGCAAGGTCACTGTGTTTGCTGGCGAGTCAGGCGCAGGCAAGAGTTATATCTGCTCAGGCAACTTGGTGCGCCACGCACAGCAACAGGGTATTTTTGTGGTGTTGGTAGACACAGAAAATGCCCTTGATGAGGACTGGCTCAAGGCCCTGGGAGTGGACACAGATGAATCTAAGTTACTGAAATTAAACATGGCCATGATCGATGACGTGGCCAAGACCATTACCAGTTTCATGGCAGACTACAAGACCTTGCCCGGCGATGACAAGCCCAAAGTTTTGTTTGTGATAGACTCGTTGGGTATGTTGCTCACGCCCACAGACGTGAACCAGTTTGAAGCCGGTGACTTAAAAGGTGACTTGGGTCGCAAACCCAAAGCACTCACAGCCCTGGTGCGTAACTGCGTGAATATGTTTGGAAGTCACAACGTGGGCTTGGTAGCCACCAACCATACATATGCCAGCCAAGATATGTTTGACCCCGATGACAAGATCTCAGGTGGTCAAGGCTTTATCTATGCGTCAAGTATCGTGGTAGCCATGAAAAAACTCAAACTCAAAGAGGACGAGGATGGCAACAAAGTTTCAGAAGTGTTGGGTATCCGTGCTGCCTGCAAGGTGATGAAAACACGCTATGCCAAGCCCTTCGAATCAGTACAGGTCAAGATTCCTTATGAAACAGGTATGAATCCTTATTCGGGTCTAGTAGACTTGTTTGAAAAACAACAGATGCTGGTCAAGGACGGCAACAGGCTGGCATATACTACCACAGATGGCGAAATTATCAAACAGTTCCGCAGAGCCTGGGAATCAAACGAAGCAGGTTGCTTGGATCAAGTTATGAAGGATTTTTCTGCCTTGTCTATAAGTAAGAAGTCAACGGTACAAGAAACGCCAGTCATTGAACCAGTGTCACAACCGATCCAAGATACTGTGTCTGTGGATCCTGAGCCGTTGATCAAACGCAAGAAAAAGGAACCTGAAACAGAATGAGCTTAGATATCATAGCCGAAATCTGGGACAATGTCAAACCCAGTATCAATCCCGTGGATCGCCGTGATGCTGCCGAAGCAGTGGTAGCAACACTGTTTGAAAACAACTATGAGATTGACGACATCCGTGATGCTTTCCGCGGAGACTCCGATATCAAACGTGCTGTCAAGCAGTATGCTGAAGAGCACCTTGAAGAAGAGGAAGAAGAGGAAGAGTATGAGGAAGAAGACGAGCGCTGGTAAATGAGTTGGTACAGCAGAGTAGTAGCAGACATAGGGTCCATACCCGATTTTATTGCACACTACGAATCTGAACTCTTGGAAGCCAAGCGTGAAGTTGGCATCGGTGGCCTGGTAGAGCGTAATGTGAAAGATCTACCAGGTATCACCGAGCATAGATTCAATCAACTGCAGGAAGTAGAAGCAGTATTAAACTATCTCAATATCCAACTGCGTAAGATACGCAGACGCCATTTTCAAAAATATCTCGAGGGCTATGCTCGCGCATTAAGTAGTAGAGACGCCGAAAAGTATGTAGATGGTGAAGATGAAGTGATCGATTATGAAACTATCATCAACGAAGTAGCACTGTTGCGCAATCGTTGGTTGGGAATCATGAAAGGACTTGACAGCAAGAGTTGGATGCTGGGACACATCACCAGACTAAGAACAGCCGGTATGGAGGATGTGACGCTATGAAAATCGCAGTATGTTCCGGAGGATACGACCCGCTACACTCGGGTCACCTGGCCAGTTTTGAAGCAGCCCGTATGCTGGCTGATCGATTGTATGTTGCTGTGAACTCAGATGAGTGGTTACAGCGCAAAAAAGGTCGAGCATTCATGCCTTTACCCGAGCGTGTGGCCTTGGTGCGTGCCTTGCGATGCGTGGATCAGGTGCTGGCATACTTTGATGACTCAGATGGCAGCTGCTGTGCCGCTCTGGAAGAGATCAAACGTCGTCATCCCAACGACACCATCATATTCTGCAACGGCGGAGACCGCACACAAGAAAACATTCCTGAGATGCGTGTGCCGGGCATTGATTTTCAGTTTGAAATAGGTGGCAACAACAAGGCCAATTCCAGTAGTTGGATCTTGGAAGAATGGAAAGCACCCAAGACCACTAGACCCTGGGGATACTATCGTGTGCTGCACCAAGCCGCAGGAGTCAAAGTCAAAGAACTTACAGTGGATCCTGGTGCCGCACTCAGTATGCAACGACATCAAGGACGCAGTGAGTTCTGGTTGGTGGCCGAAGGTACAGCCACAGTTGATACCATAGACAGCACCACCACAGATGTAGAGCTCAACGGAGTGTTTGATCGGCACCAATACCTTCATATCTCTCGCAACGAATGGCATCAACTGATCAACAACGAGTCAAACCCGCTCAAGATAATCGAAATACAGTATGGTGAGCAGTGCGAAGAAGCAGACATTGAGCGCCGCACCACACAACAGCCTGCGGTTGACCATTAAATGCCACTGTGCTAATATACTAGAAACGCAGTAAAAATACAGTGATTTATGGTGTTGTTTTTATGCCACAGTATGGATACTGGCATTTGACCAATAAATCAGATTTTGCTATAATAAGTTTAATATAATAAAGCAAGGAGCGCAGTATGGCACAAGTTCGTATTTTAGCAGGTGAGTATCGCAATACCGACGTATCGGGTCAGGTGTTTACCTTGATTCGCGACTTTCAAACCACTGCCAAGGGTGGCAATGTCTTGGTAGAAAACGGCGGCCAATTCCCGGGCTTTCCTGAACAGATCAAAATCAAAGTAAATAAAATTTCAGACGTGCAAGTAGTCAACGGAGATAAAGTGAGCGAAACCGTACAATTTAAAAAAGCAGAACTGCAGATAGCACCGCAGGAAACAGATCAAGAAGCCATGGATCGTATCGCCACGCGATTCAGCATCCTGGACGAAATGACCCGTGCCTGTATTGCCGGCGATGTGCGTGCCATGATCGTGTCTGGTCCTCCGGGAGTGGGCAAGAGTTTTGGCGTTGAGTACCAGTTGGAAAAGGCCGGCATCTTTGACAAATTGTCAGGCAAAAAGGTCAAGTTTGAAATCATCAAAGGCGCAATGACTCCCATTGGACTTTACTGTGCCTTGTTCAAGAATTCGGACCCCAAGAATGTATTGGTGTTTGACGACTGTGACTCGGTGCTCATGGACGACATTGCCTTGAACATTCTCAAGGCCGCGCTGGACTCGGGCAAGCGTCGTAGGATCTGCTGGAACTCAGACTCGTCAATGTTGCGCCGTGAGGGTGTGCCCGACCAGTTTGAGTTCAAAGGTTCCTGTATCTTTATCACCAACTTGAAGTTTGAAAACTTAAAGAGCAAGAAACTGCAGGATCACTTGGAAGCACTGCAATCTCGGTGCCACTTCCTGGACCTGACCATCAACACCGAGCGTGACAAGATGTTGCGCATCCAGCAGGTGCATCGTGATGCCGAAGGTGGCCTGTTTGCCGAGTACAATCTCGAGCCAGGCATCGCAGAAGAGATCTTTGCGTTCATGGCCACTAACCAGAGTCGCCTACGTGAGTTGAGCCTGCGTATGTGTTTGAAGGTAGCAGACTTGGTCAAGGTATCGCCTGCCAACTGGCGTGCCTTGGCAGAGAATACTGTGATGAAGAACAGTTTTTAGCAGTACCCACTGACTTCACGCTCCTGGGTCAGTGGCATTTTGGGGACGGTAGGCAACTACCGTCCTTTTTTTATTACAGTGTCCAGTTGGTACTGCCTGCGATAGTGTGCCGAACAAATGAACCGGGATTTAGGGTAGTTACAGGAACTGCAGGGTTGAATGTACCACGTGCTGTTCCGCCAGGATATTGCACTATTATTACACCCGAACCACCGGCGCCTCCGGGACCATTGGTCCCTGACGCCGGACCAAAGAAAGGACCCGGATTAAAACTGTT